AACTGGACCAACTGGTAATGGATTCCCGTTAGCGTCGAATGTTTGCTGCTTAAGGTAAGGGTAGTTATTCTCGCTGCCGCTATCCTCATACATATCCTCATAGCCTTGTATTTGCTCAGCTGTAAAGATAGGTTTTTCTCTAGGGCTACGACTAACAATATCTGCTAAATATGACATTTGAAAGTTGCGTAATCTTTGTGGGTCTTTGGCTAACCTAACAATGCCCTCGTAATGCTCTTCACCTTCAACAAACTGTCTTTCACCGTATTGAGGCACTACAGGTATATGCTCGCCCGGTATTACTTCGCCATTACCTCCGCCATTTAAAATTTGATTGCCGCTAGATATGTATTTAGTTATTACAAATCTTTCTATTTTCTTTTCAGATAAAAGATTAAAACCCTCATCTATCAACTCATCTTCGTGCTGCTTGAAATCTGATTCTTGAATTGTTCTTTGTGTGCCGAACATATCCTCAAAGGTTAAATAGTTAACAGTTTTCTTTTCTCTGTGAAAAAAGCGAGTGACAAATATTTTCCTCGTCTCGCTTACCCAAGGGAAAACGTAAGACATTTCAGGATAGGAAAAACTAGAGTCGTAACCGTCGGTTTCTTCACCTGTTAATTCTTCGTGTAGTTCTTTATAGCCATCTTCTGAGTATGAAACCAAACAGCTGACATAGTTTGCGTCTGATTTATCTAATGCTTTCGCGTTTGGATCCCACATTACATTATTGTTAGCTTCATAAAGTGGGTAGCGCTTTATTACCTGCCTTTCATCACCACCAAAATTAGTTTTATATTCGTTTCTTAACTCCCATGCAGCAACACCACAAGTGATTACTTCTTGATTAGCGTTCTTTTTAGCTTCTTGGCTAGTATTGTTTCGCATATCAGCGCGATACATTCCGTCCATAATATCAGCAGCAGAATCGTCTGTTTCATCAACAGGGTCGAAATCAACTTGAACAGGGTTAGCTATTAAATCGGTAGTTATTTGGCGCATTGCTTTTCGTAGAATATTAAACTCGCCTCTGTAGCCTAAATCAGACTCAGCTAAATAAGTGTCGTCCCATTGGGTTATCCAAGCAAAAAGCATGTCGTCAGAAGCTTTTAATCTTGTATCGTAACCGTTGTTGTAGGCTTTATCGTGAAGTGTTAATAAGTCTTTGTGAGTTAATGCCATTTTTTATCTACCCATTGAACGCCTTGGCGCTGGTCTGTGTGTTTGTGCTGTTTTCGTTATAATACCATGAATACGCTCTGACATCATCACCCCGTCAGCACAGTTAGGCGATCGAACTTTAAACTTTTCTCTCATTTCTTTTTTAGTGTATAACTCGAATAGTCCGCTTGAATTTGGCTTAATGGGCATACGGCAAAGCTCAGACCTAAGAGTTTTTAAGTTTTCACAGTCTGAACTAAAGCTAATCAATTGCTCGGGGTCTGTCATAACGCTGTCAGTTATAGCTTTGAATGTTCTGTATATCCTATCCCTTAACTTTAAATAACATTGAGCACGTAAATTTTTACAGATTTGCTCCCACGTCTTTTGTTGAACTATGTTAGCAGCACCAGAGGATTCATATATTGCATTAGGGTGATCTACTTTTGCCGCACCATTAAATTGATGTACAGAAACTCTTTTCCCTTCTAAGGCTGCGTTAACGTCTTTTTTAAGCGTTAACCCTAGTCCGCCCACATCCCATTCATATTGATCTGCATTCTCATTAATAGCTAAGCCTAACGCCCAATCAGAGCCGTCATTCACGTCTAAATCAGTTCTTTGCAGAACATTAGTTATTATATTGCCTTTCCTAACTATCGTTGCTTTAGGGTCTCCACCTAAGTCTGACGGGTCATGAGTAACCTTAGTTACACCAAAAGGTTTTATTTTTAGTTTTTCGTGAGCATCTACGCAAGCGTCAAACCATTCAGGCTTAATTAATCCGTTTTCAATATCATCATTGAAGCCGCCTTCCCATACCCAATCATAAGTGCTTCTAGGTAAGTTAGCCATATCAAAAAGCCTCTCTTCTTCTAGTCCTGAATCTTGCCACCAAGGATTGTCGCTCCAATTCATTTTTATAATTAAGTGCATTTCATCTTCATAAATACCATTACTTTCTAATTCAGACTGAAAAGGAACTATAAAGCGCTGGCTGAATGGATCTTCACTTGATGCAGGGTTAGCACAAAACACCATTTGAACGTCATTCATATTGACTTCTGATGATTCAACTTCCTTTTGCTTGCCCGGTAATCCTTTAACTGGTTTTTTTCGCGCTGTCGGAGTTAATGTTCTCAAAGATTTTTCTGATAAAAACTGAGCCTCCTCTATCCACCAATCAAGAAAGCCAAAAGCAGATTTAACAGATTCTGGATTTCTACTTAAACCCATAAACCGAGCGGTCGAATTATTATGAGTAAACTTTATAGCTCTTTCTGTTACATCTGTGTTATCTAATTCAAGTCTAGAAGCCTCTGCACTTAACAAAGCGTGAACTGAATCCGAGATAGAAGATTGGAACTCACGTATACACATTAAGTTTCTTCCTAAGTCGTGCATAGATATCAAACCATGATCACCTTTTGCTATAGACTTACCCGAACCCCTACCACCAATAAGAATAATAAACCTTTTAGGGTTAAGAAACATTGGCTTTAATATCTCAGCAAAGTATGCTGTAGGCTCTTTTACGGTAGGCTCCCATTTTTTACCAGACAAGTGATAAGTTGATGTAAGCTCTTTTGATTCAGGACAAACAAACCCTATAACTGTCGCCTCGTACTTACCTCCAGAAAAAGCAAATCTATCTTCTATTTTTTCCAATCTACTCAGGCGAGTCAATTTGACATTCCATCTTCTTCAGTCTTTCGTCTATATCTGTAACCTCTTTAACTCTCACCATCGAGGAAATGCCTGTTAATATTGAACTACCTATATCTGGAGGCAAAACCCCTTCTGAAATAGCCTCTAATACCTGCCCTGACTGTTCATGCAAGTTAGCCGTAGAGTCAAAATTAAAAGTAACCATAGGGGCTACTGCTTTAGGTGTCGGAGACATTCTGCTCAACAACTCCTTAAAGGTAAAATTATCTTCTGGGTTAAAAGCTTTAGCCATAAGTAAGTCATAGAACCCTTCTTCCGTTTGCCCTGCTCTTTTCATAGCATCAAGAATCTTTGTTCTTTCGCTCTTGCCTCTGCCCTTCCTTTCTTTTGGTTGATTATCACTACTAAATGAAGTTTTTGTTTTAGCCATAATTGCCGTTACTTTGCCGATATTTAACTATCAGTATACCAAAAACAATAAAAGACCGCCATTAACGGTCTTTTATTCTGATTGGCTCAGTGTCCTACCATTGGGCTACAGGGGAAATGGTGAGCGTACCAGCGCCAGCATTAATCACCTTTATAGTGCAAGCTGGCAAATCTATAACCTGACCATCAACATCAGTTATATCTGCTGGTAAGCCAGCGCCAGCCACATCATCTACAGCCGCTCTAGTTTCCATCATTGACTGTGTTAATGCTGGTGGTACTTCAGGCGCTTTAATGTAACCAACTGGACCAACTGGTAATGGATTCCCGTTAGCGTCGAATGTTTGCTGCTTAAGGTAAGGGTAGTTATTCTCGCTGCCGCTATCCTCATACATATCCTCATAGCCTTGTATTTGCTCAGCT